GAATACTTTGAAGTGCAGTTAAGTTAGTGAATAGTGTTTGAAATATCTTCATAATAATCGTGCCAACCACATTCTTCTACTTCAAACTCAACTCCTGTAATTCTAAGTTTTTTAACTTGTTTTAATGAAGCAAGAAAAGAACTAGCATTTACAAAACAATCAGTGTCAAAGAATCTGCAATAAGCTATATCTTCTTTTATACTCTCATCATTTACTTTCACAAAGCTTACAGCATAAGTGATTAAGTAGAAGTTCATTCTTTAATCTCTTTAATTCTTTTAATTCCATGCTTATCAGTTTCAATAATAGCTTTTATTTCTTTACACTGCCATTTGGTAACATCATTTGTTCCATCACGTTCAACTTTACGTTTTTGCTCTAAGCAATCTGCAACATTGTTTTTTGGAGAATAACCTTCTAGCTTTCCATTTAAAAACATTAACAAAGCAAATACTGTTTCAATCATTATTTACCTCTTAATGAATCTAATTCTTTTTCTAGTTTATCTATTTTCTTTTCTAACTGACTAATGATAACTTTGGTGTGTACGTTTTCTTCTAGTTGTTTAGAGTGTTTATCTATTGATTTAGCTTGATATTCAATCAACATATACATCTCTTGATTCTTAGGAGTTTGTTCTGCTTTTTTAAGTAAGTCTTGCGACATTAACTTCTCATTAGTTTCAAGTCTGTTAAGTCTTTCAACTATTCCAAAGTAAGTCCAAACAGCTACAACGATAGCAGATACAATCGCTACAATATTTTTAATAGGTAATGATACTTGTGTTTGATCGCTTAACTTTAGACTATCCATTTTCTTGATCATTTATTTTTGGTCTTGAAGCTAAAGTTCTAGCAATAGATTCTCCTGATCTACCAACTACATAACCACCAAGTCCAATGTTTAAACAAGTCCAAACATCAGAAGGTAATTCAATTCCAACTTTTTTAGAAAATAAAGCTAAGATAATTGGAGATATAATATAGTTAAGAACTAAGATACCAATTAAGATGTACATTAAAAGTGGTCTCCAAGAACTTGCAAACCAACCTGCTTTAGCTTCTGCTTCAACTATTCGTGCAGATGCTTTTAATTCTTCAGTACCAGAAGTAAGAAGTTGCATATTCAAATCAGCTTTTAATTTTTCTTGTAAATCTTTATCAGGTATAGATTTTTCTATTGTTTTAAAAACTGTATTTAATAATGGTGCAAAAGCACCTAAAGCTGGTAACATATTAATCTATTGCACAAATGTTAATCTGACCAGTGCCATCACCACCTTTGATGAAAGCAACTTTATCGCCAGATTTAAACTTAAATAAATTAACAGAATCTTGTGTTAGCATAACATCTTCTTCTGTAGCTGTTGGATTAGCACCAAACTTAACGTGTGCATGAGTGCCTGATATTGATATTCTAATTATTCCTGAACCTGTTATTACTGCTGATGATTGTGCTGATGTAGCACCAATAGTATGCGTTTCCGAGAAATAATCTGGGTCTATTGTAGTTACTACGTAGTTTGACATATATTAAATTTTCGTTGTTTGTTCTAACAATCTACATTAATTTATTTGATTTGGATAGATTTTCCTTTGCTGGAAGATATTGAAGATTCCATTCTACGTGCAAACCACATACTAATTTGTTGTTTAAAGGAACAATGTGGTCTACGTGGTAACCTTTTGGACAGTTCTTGTAAATTTGTTTAATTTTCTTAATATTAGCAAACTTTGGTGTGGCATTTAATTTACTAGCACGTCTCTTTGCAGTATTAGCATTTATCAAATTACGATTATTTAAAATATATAATCTCTTATATTCTTTTCCTTTTTCTTTATTTTTTAACCGATATTCTTTTAAATATTTTTTTTTCTTATCTTTATTATTTAAGTAATATTCTTTAATTCTATCTGGATTATTCAAACGATAATTTTTTGAATACTCTTTTATGTTGTCGCAATTTTTTAAATAATATGCTTTTGTTGTTTTTGATATTTTATTTTTGTTATTTAAACGATATCGCAACATATATTTATTAATATGTTCTTTATTTTTTAAACGATATTCCTTTTTTTTAGCTTTTTTAAGATTATCAAAAACATTGATTTCTTTATCTATTTTCATTATTTCCTATTTAAACGCATTTTCCTTAGTTGCAATAAAAAAACAAGCTTAGCAAAAAAAGTGTGTATAAAACTCGCCTAATGCGTTCTAATGCAGTTTAAATGGCATTATAGACGTGATTTGATGTTGCAATTACAAGCTTGTATTTACTTGCTTATTTTCTCAATTAAAAGTTGAATATAATGTATGCTTTTATTAAGATCTTCTATTTGCTTAGATAAGTCTTTGTTTTTCTTATTATATCTACTTAAATACTTAATAGCATTACCAGCATACCAGTCTATTTTATTAGAATAAACATATTCAGATACAGATATTTTCATATCCTTGTAATGATCTCCACCTATTTGCTTTTCTGATGGTTTCATAATACCTCGTACACAGTTCTATTGTTAGCTTTGTATGCTCTTAAATACATTTTACGATTATTACCTTTGTTGTATGAAATGTGAACCCAACCTGAATTAGCTTCTTCTGGTTTCCAAAATTCTAAGATAACTTGATCGTATGGTAAATGATTAACCACCCAGTCAGCAAGTTCTTTATTAGGCACTCCTAAGACTTCGCAATCAACTGCCATACCAAATGCGTGTTGGCTTGTAGCAGAAGAACCTATTGCTTTGCATAATTCAGGAGAACGATAACCAGATGTTATTTTGATGTCGCCAAATTCATTTATGATTGGTTGAATAACTTCGTGTATTAATGTTTGTAGATTAATTAATATTTGATCTGTTGGAGTATTATCTATTCCAAGTCTTGTAGCAGTCTCGCTAAAAAGCAGTTCCTTCAAACTTACTTCTCTCATATATAGATATTGTTATCCCAATCTCCGTTACGTTTCAAATACATTGGTGTTAAAGAAGGCATACCATTTGTAATTAATCCACAAGATAGAATTGGTTTCTTTAAGTTAAGTCTCATGTAATTCATAGCTAAAGCATCTTTATTAATTAAGCAACCTACAGTCATACCAAAGTTTAAATGGAAATCGTTACCATGAAATCTTACTTCTGAGATTGTATGGTAATGACCCTGAACAACTGATAGAGCATATTGAGCAACAGCTTTAGAAACATCAGGAGAGAATTGATGACCAAAAAGTATTCTACCTTTACCAGTATCTATAAAATGTTTTTCTTTCCATTCCCAACCTTTACCTACTTCTAAGATTTGATTGTAAGATTTAATAAAAGACTTTGTCATTCCTTTTGCCATAGCACGTCTTAAAACCATAGAACCATGATTTGATTCTAATAAAGTCATTTGTGGGAATAGTTTATGAAGTTTATGTATTTCTTTTTTTCCAAGTTCTAATTCATCTTTAGGAGATGGAAGATCAGGGTCTATTGTATGAGATACGTTGATAGAATGAAAATCCATTTCATCACCAATATTTACAATAGTATCTGGTTTATATTTAGCTTTTAGTTTAGTTAGGAATCCATGCCAGTCTTTATGAGCAAATGGAAAATGAAGATCACTTATAACAAGTATTCGTTTATTTTTCATATACCTATTCTGTTAGTTGTATTTGCCTTTTTTAGCAATAGTTACTTAGCTAAGAAAATAGTAATTAAAGCCAATGATAAAGCACCAAGTCCACATAATATAGACCAGAATAGAGTTTCTAGCTTCTTTTCTAGCTTATATACTGAGCAACCAAGTAATTTAACTTCTCTCTTAATTCCTGTGATATGTCCCTTTAGAGATATTAGTTCTTCGTTCTGTGTTCTTGCCATTGTCTTTTTCGCATTTGCAAGACTTTAGCAAGACGCACCCACCAATCCAAAGTTTGTAAATGCACATTAAATTTTATGCACTAATATCAAACTATTGTGTTTTAATAAAGTTATTTTTTATAGAATTTTTCTATTGTGTCTGCGTAGTTCTTCCAAAAGCTTTTTGCATCTTCAAAAGCATCTGCGTAGAACTTAGTCCAATAGTTCTTAAAGTCTGAATAGTTTAGCATTGTTATCTTCGTTTGTTTTAACGGATATGGTGATTAACTTGATTATTTCAAGTTTAGGTGAATCTTAATTGACTCTATGAAATCGTTTATTGCAGGTTCAAACTTCCAACCAAGATAAACTCCTAAGATAGTTGCAAGTATAAATGTTATCATATTTTTTTAATTACTTCGTCTAATGTTTCTAATACTTCCCAACCAGTAGTGCCATTATGAAGTATTGTTGTGTTTTTAGT